TTTTTTTTTTTTTTTTTTTTTTTTTTTTTTTTTTTTTTTTTTTTTTTTTTTTGGCCACCACCAATCATATAACCAAAAAAGAAGTAAATTAATAAAGAAAAACCCTAAAACCAAATCAATGGGTGAAGGGAAAACTCACTCATCAATCCCAAGTTGTTGACGCATTTCAGCATCATGAACCCAACGGGTAGGAATAGGAATCATCTCATCACCAACTTTATCCCAGAATTCAGAGACACTGTCATCAGTGTGCTCAGAATCAGATGGGACATCATAAGGCCACCAACTGGGGCCTTCAGCAGCAAGATCCACCAAAGGTTCTCGCTCAATGGAGGTAGGATGAATACCCATAGCCTGCAGCTGATCAACAATGTACTTATCCAACACTGTTTTCTCGGGAACACGAAGAACAAGGTCAGCACTAGTTGCAGCAAGCATACTCCCAATAAGATCATAAGGAAATATGGGAGCAAGCTGACTTTCGGTCCGGGTATAAGTACCAAGCTTAACAGTAGTCGGAACATCAACACCACTGATTTTCACAGGAGCATCAGTGATGGAAACTGCAAGGAAATAGGTATTTTCAGCAAAAGACCTCTGTTTAAGCTTCCAAGTGGCTTGATTGCCATTCTTTGGAAGAGTAATAAAAGAGATCTTACCAGCATTATCACCATAGAGCAAAAACAAATCCTTAACTTGGTCATCCACACCAGGGTTAGATGGTTCATAACCCTCAAAAGGTTTATAAGTCTTAATAAGATTAAAAACCATATTGAAAGGAGGTGTGGTACCACTGTGGATCAAGCCGGTGGCGACAACAGAGCCAAAAGGCTCATAGGGTTTTTGAACCCCAACGTCGCCAGTTGTGTTAAAAGTCGGCAAGAGAGCAAATTGAACATCACCTTGATAATCAGGTTCAAAATAATCAAGATCACCGGATTGGTCGGTGAATCTTGGGTTGATGAGGCGGTAGAGGACTTGCACATAGCCACCATTTGTAACTGATGGAACATTGGTGACACTATTATTCTGCCCAACAACAGACAAAGCAGGAGCACGACCAGGTGGACCAATCCACCAAGGTGTCTGAATGTAAGCAATGGTCTGAAGGACAGAAGGTGTAGGTGGAACACTGATAGTAACAGGACTACCAGAAGAAGTGCGTCCAACACCAGGGACAGCAGATACTGGCACAAGAGTATAAGCAGTGCCAGCATTGTCGGTAGGAACATTAATCATAGCTTCAGAGAGTAAAACAGAAGAAAGCCTGAAAGTATCACCAGGATGCAGCACTTGATGAATTATATTGCGCTGCGCTGGAACAGCAGGATTGGGACCAACATTTGGACTGTTAATTTGAGTAACAAGAAGCTCAGTTTGAGCTGTGGTTTTGTTTGTGGTCTGTGTAGCAATAGCTGGTTTGTTATTTTGAGCATCAGCAAGAGACGCATAAACAACAAAAGGAACTTTATCAACACCAGCTTTACGACCAAAAACTCTTTTAACAAACCACCAACCCCCCTTGATTAACCAACCAAAGGGGATAGGAAGAGCACCACTGGCCAATTTAGCACCAATGTCAACAATTTGGAAAATTGTCTCACCAACAGTACCYGCAAAATTAGGAATAGCAGGAGCACGACCACYAGGAACAGGAACGTTCCGAGGATCGGGGAGACCAGTGTCTGGTTCAAGAGACATCATAAATTGGGTTACCGTATTTTGTTCAGGCAACTCTAACAACATTGGTTGACCGGCGGTACTATCCAAGGTAGCAACCACAGCAGCCTCACGGCGTTCAAGTGCACCAAGAGCAGGCTTAACCTGATAGTTGGCAAACTGCCACAAACCAATTCCCTCAACAAGAAACAAAGGACCACTCCACTCTTTATCCTTAAAAGTGGAAAGTGTCTTACCAAGAGTGTGAATCTCCACAATGGGACCAGCACTCTGGGAACCTTCCTCATTGGTGTCAGTAAACCACCAACCACCGTCGCGGGGACCACCAATTTGATCACCACGAAGATGGAAAGTAGAAACTGCACCAGGATGCATATCCATATGGATACGCGTCCCAAGACCGCTCCAATTGGAGCCGCCAGGTGACTGAGAAAGGTTGAGGGAAGCACGAACAACAGTGCCAGATACAGCAGAAGCACCAACCATAGGTGTAAACCTAAGAGTCAGAAATTTAATTTTCCAAAGTGCATACTGAGCAGCAAGAGCTTGCAAAGGACCAAATGCAGTACCATCATTAGCCTCTTTAGCAAGAGATGGATGAGTAAAGAAATTTAATTCCATCTCAACATTGCCTGAAGTATTTGGACCAATAAGGCCAAAAGTTGAAGTGATACGCTGCTGGACAGCAACTTTAGGGCCTTCAAGACCCTCCCTTCTCAATTCAGCTTTAATACGCCGAGTAAGAAGCCGGCGAGGGAATGCAGGAACTAACCTGCGCTCCTCACCAGGCATCAAGGGCCCGATGAAAGGGACCCGAGCAACTCGACGAACTCGACGACGCCAATTGCGACGGTTACGGCGACGCCGATTATTTCGCTGAAAAGTAGGGGCCATACCAGAAGGCGTATCATCAGCAGTAGGAGCTGCTGACTGACCATTATTGCCACGGCGACGATTTCGCCGAACGCGTTGAGGACGAGGAACATCCGCCATCATCTCTTTGGTCCACCCCTCCAAAGAAAATCTCTCATCTCCCGTGTAATAGTAGGGATAGGCTCCCCACCATCTACGGTAGAATGAAGAGAGAGAGCAGCATGTGCCTCGTCAAACCAAATCTTAACCGGATCGTCATCCGGTAAATTATGAGTTAAAATCTGAAAACTCAAAATTTTTCCAACCAACGCATCAAAATCAGGCAAAGCTTTAACAGGCTTTAATGTTGATGTAATAAACTTCCAGGCATCAGTAGGAACGGGTAAATACATGCCATCACTCAAAACAGAAGTAAAACCACAAAAGGAAACACCAGAAAGGGTATCAAAAATCTTAACATTTTCAGGTTTAACCCACATACCAAAAACATCCTTATACATCTGAACAACCAATTCAACATAGTCATCAGGAATAAGAGAAAGAGAAGATAATCGGTCATCACCATATATAATAGAATCACTTTCACACCACAACTTCCAAAGAAGTTCATCATCAAGTGATCCATTAACATAGGCAAACTCAAAAGCTTGGAGAAAAGTATTAATCATGTTGTTATCCATAGTAGTAGAAATCTGACCGGAAGGGTTACCACGATCTTGTATGGTAACCTCACCAGATGGCATAAGTACATAACGATAACACAATTGGGAAACATACCAATCATATACCATACGATTGGTTTCAGTCCGGTAAGATTTATCCAACAAAGAGAACCGAAAGTTCTTAATATGTCGGAAAACTTCAACCGGAATAGTGCCATCATAACGAGTCCAGTCAAATTCAACATACTTATTACCTACACGCTCGATACGCCGAAGGACAGCATCAAAGCCACCTTCAAAAGGTGACCATCTACACTGACCCTGACGCCAACGAGTCATACTCTTCATCCGATTATTTTGATCTTGTTCAAACATTGCACCAATCCTAGCGTAAATAGGATCAGGACAAACAATTTGCCTAATATCAGACTTCTCTATCTTCTCAGTTTTTAAAATCTCTTTCTTCAAAAACAAATACCAAAGAACATCAGGACGATGCCCTTCACAAATATCTTGGTATTGCGTAACATAATCCTGATAACCACGCTCCTCAAGATACTCAGATTCAGTCTTCCAATATTTAAATTTAGGATAACCTGGGGTAGATTCCACATTCTTAACAGTAGCAGTAATACCAATAATATGACTACCAGAAAGGTAGCCATACTCCTTTATAAGGGCTCTATTAGCAAAATCCCAAAAACGTGCATAAGTAACACTAATGCACTCATCAGGCTCAGCATAAAAGAATTTTTCAAAACTTTTAGCATAAGCATCATAACCCCACACTGTTGGGGCATGTATTGGGACATAAGAAGGAGCCCTAGGTAACAAACCCAATAAGGGGTCTTTAGGACAAGACCAATCAGAAATAGGTCTATTAATATTGATATTACCAATAACAGGAAAACCCTCAGGCACAACCTTACGTGTGGGCAAATCCAAATCATCCTTCCAGGCATCAAGCCGCATCATAGCATAAGTTACTTCCCCCCTTCCTGGGGGGCCTGATCGTTTTTTGAAAAC